ATCTTCATCAAGAACAGCATTGCCATCTTCATCAACTTCTTTTACATCATCTATGTTTTTAGGCGTAGAACTCCAAGAGCCATCTAAACTTCTCTGTCCTACCCAATAAAATTTATTATCAGGTTTAACTTGTACAGCTACTTCTTTAATACCATAAGAAGCTTTAACATCATTTGACCATACAGATGCCCAGTTACCTGGATGTTGTACACCATTGTCATCTATCCAAGTCTGTCCAGGTTTTAATTCTTTTGTACCATTTAGTACATACATTATTATCTCCTATCTTGCCGTTACTGGCGTTGTTCCTGCAAATGGGTTTTCTGCAAATGCTAAATAAAGATAACCATCAGTAGCAGAACTTCCACCATATGCTCTATCATTAGCACGAATTTTAAAACCATTTGACAATAGGTCTAAAATATTTCCTGCGCCTTCTGCTGCTGTTGAATTAGGTATTAATTGATTGTTTTCATCATTGTATCCTGGCCGTTGATTGTCAAAAATATACCAGCTTTCTCCAGAGTTTTTATAATTTTTAAGCATAAGCCATGCTGGTTTAAATCCTATATTTACATAAATACCATTTGTACTATTAGCTCCACCTGTATAAGAACCTACCTTACTATATCCTGGTATTGATCTAAATACATACGCCATATATTCATCACCGTTTTTATTAACACCATTATCATTACCAACTTCAAAATGTGTTGAATCAGACCCAGTTTCAAAATGTCCTGTAAATAAACTTCCATTAACATTATCATCAGTATTTAAATGCAAATGAGCATCATCACCCGTTTGAGAATCAGAAGCAAAACCAGTGGTTGACGTAGACAGGACCATCCAATCATGGGTGTCGTCCATGTTTTTAATAAACGCTAGTTCTGGTTTTGCGCCTAGACCATGCGTAACTTTAGTATCTTCACCATTTGAAATTTGCGAGTTTGCTCCTTCATATTTTACAAGCGAAAATCCTGCGGTCTGGTTAGCCCTATGAGTGCAAGCATTTATAGCACCATCGCCTGAACCTGAAGCTGAGACAACTGTATTACTGTCGCCAGCTTTCCATTGCCAACCTAACTTAGCGTCACCAGAAGCATTCACGCCGCCGCCACTACCCACTGTAAATCCATCAGAATCAAGGCTTATAACTGAATTGGTCTCTGTGGTTGAGGCAGAATTTCCTAAACTACTATCCGTAAAAAATACTTTTGTAGCTCCACGAAGAATGTCAGTAATACGATGCTCTGTAACGGTAAAACCTTTCGTCCATAAAAAATCAGGAGCAAACGTACTGTTTTCCCCAGACTGATTAATTTCATGAGAACTAGCACCGTTACCTGTGTATAGCGTTGTTTGGAAATAAGCAGAACCGTCTTCAATAGTGGGTGCTGATCCTGCAAAAGCATCTTTAGCTGTAAGACCCGTATGCCCTGATGTTGGCGTATCAGTAAAAGCACTAGAACCAAAGTTAAAATTAAATACACCATTGCGATCAGTCTCTGTGCCTGTAAATGAAACAACATAGTAAGGCTCGTCTGCAAAAGCTAAACTGCTATAAGTTGTGTCAAGGCTACCATTAAAATAATATCTAACAGTGGTTGAACCAATCGTAGACATATCAACTTCAAACGTAAGACGTGAATTTGTTGTTGGTTTATTAGTTGGTGCAGTTAATGAGCCATCATCAAATGCTGCTGAGTTTGACCCAGTGCCACCTGATTTAATTAAACTAATCTCAAACTGATCATTTGTTCCTGTAAGGGGTGAGGCATCTGTCTCCCACATACTCTGTGGCATAAGAGCCAAAGCAAATCTTGCGTGTTCGCTAGAGTGCATACTCTCAGTTACAGCTTCAAAATGATATTTCTGTCCTGGTTGTAACAATTGAGAAGCTGCTACCATAATATCGCCACTGCTACCACTTGTATGTGTTATCGTTCTATTTCCATTCGTAAATGTCCAGTCACTAAGTACTTGAGTAAAGTTTGTTTGGTGACGGGTAATTAACGGTGAGAAAGTGGCTGCATTGGTCGTCGGGCTATCAGTAGTCTGCGTGGGTGAATCAACTGCAAAAAACCCACCAGTGCCTCCCACACTTCCACCACTTAATGTTGTGCTACCATTAACCCATCTAAAGTATTCCCAATCAAGACTTGATGAACTTTGACCAATTAAAATACGTACTTCACTTGAACTAGTACCTGTAAATGTATGTCGTAAAGTTCCATCCTCAAAAACTTTAAACTCACTGCCTGACCGTTGAAACTTTACAACTTCACCGCTTGCTGCTGTAAAGATTGATGATGCTTCAGTAGATGATCCTTTTAGTGCATTAACAGCATTGCCACTTGTAAAGAACAGATAAAAACTATCTGTCATAGAACCCATGCCACCATCTGACGAGCCACTAGAAAAAGTACCGTCTTCGTCAATTTCATAAACACCAACATAAGCTGGATTTGATCCACCCTTCCATGTAAAATCAAAAGCAAAATCACCAGTAAAAGTTTTGTTAGTTCTAATAGCTCCTTGATTACCACCAGTAGCAATAATATCAACATCTAGTGTGCCAAAGTCTCCCGTATCACCATTCCATTCAGATGCTGCTGTTCTTGCCACGCCAATAGGACTGCCCGTTGAATAGTCTGCTCCAATGTAATTGCTGTCAGTGAACGGGAGGTAAAATCCTTGATCTCCAAAATTTCCATCATCTTCATAGAAAATAAGTTCAGCCATTCTAACGTCACTGGCTGTAGATGTAGGAACTAATGCTATCCAATGATACTGAAATGCTGTACTAGTATCAAAGTTTTCTGTATCAAGAAAATCTAAGGGCTGCGTTGTAGTGTGACCAGCAGATGTAAAAGTTGCTCCACTATAAAGTAATGTACCATCATTAAAAGCTGAAGGATTACTATTAGAACCATATAGAAAAAAACGACCTTCACCAGTATTATCAAAGTAACCTGCATTATTAACGTCACGAGTACTAAAACCCGTAATTATTTTTGAAACACCGCTACCCCAATTTTTTCCAACAAAAGCATTTGAGACAGAGCCTCGTTTTGTGGCGTTGTTTGCGCCGTCTGCTCCTCCAAATACTCCATCAAAAGCCGCCGCAAGATTGTTGCCAGCAGTGCTATCTGTCATGTCTCCAATAGCAGTGCCAGCAGTGCGATCAACTAAAAGTAAAGTTGCATTTGTAGATAATGAAGTATTGATATCTATAGGTCGCCACACGCCATTATTATCTGTTTCTCCAAAAGCGGTTGGAGCTAGGCTTTGTCCATCGCAATAAACCAGTTCAGAAATATATCCATCCCAATTGTGTCCTGTTGAACCTGACCAACGACCAACCCACCAGTCTGCTAAGTTTGTAAACACATCTTGGTTTTGAGATGGTTGAGTATTAGTACCTAAATCTGTAATCTGTGTTCCGTTGATATATAGTCTGACTCTATCAGAAGCGGTAGATTGACCCGTATCTATTCGCACAACCGCATGATACCAAGCGTGAGGATCACGAAAAACCGCATTAGTTTCAAGTTGAAAACTCGTCGCCCCACCATTAACCATAAGTTTGTTAGTTGATCCCATAATCAAAAGTTCAACTCTTGGACTAGTTCCATCTCCGTGGTTCCAAATTCTTAAATTGTTTCCGCTTGGAAAATCACCACGCTTAAACCAAACAGATATTGTGCCAATGTCTGCATTTGTAGGGTCAGATGACGAATCTCCTGTATTTATTTTTCGTAAATACTGATTATCACCATCATTAATCAACAGGCTATTATCAACAGAAAAACTAGTAGCTTTAATACTTTCTCCAGCCGCACCCATTAACATATTATTAAACATTAACCATACTCCTGTGTCATAATAGCGTGTATAGTCTCACCCGTATTATCACTAGATATTGAAGCTACAATATAATCTATTCTACTTACCGCCCCATTAGAAGTAGCAAATGTTGGTGCTGATGCACCTGGAAACTTAAAACAACCATTGTAAGATATAGCACCTGATCCACCAGACTGTACAAGGAAAATACTTCCTACTTGTCCTACCCTAGCATTTGTTGGTCTTGCTAGTGTATGTGCTGCTGTAACTGTTGTCAAGAAGTTTTGTGCTATACCAAAGTTAAGTGATACAGAAGTCACACCATTGATAGCTGTTGTATGTACAGCCGCTGCTGCTGACTCAGTTAGTTGTAGTTGTCCCTCAAGTGAAGTATTACCAGATACCCGCACCGTACCTAAGAAACCAGAATTACCTGTAGCTGTTACAGTACCAAGAAGATTAGTAGCACCACCTACAGAAAGTGTAGAGTTAAGACTTACTGCACCCGCTACTGTGAGAGTGCTGTTAAGATCAACTGCTCCTTCTAGTGAGGTTGCACCAGCGACCCTAAGAGTTCCACCAAGAACAGTATTGCCCGATACAGATACGTCATCTTCAAATTCTCCTTTGCCAGTAGCAAGGAATGTACCACCAACTGAGGTATTACCACCTACATCTAAAGTAGATGCTAGGCTTACTGCACCTGCTATTGTTACAGTGCTTCCAAAGTTTGTTGCGCCTCCAACAGATAAAGTAGATGCTAATGATACAGCACCTCCTACTGTAACTGTACCACCAAAATTACTATTACCACTTACTGATACATCGTCTTCAAACTCAGCCTTACCTGTTGTTATGAGTGTACCACCAATAGATGTATTACCAGCTATTGTAACTGTAGAAGCAAAGTTAGCTGCACCTCCAACAGATAAACTAGATGCTAGGCTTACTGCCCCACCTACAGTAACAGTACCTCCTAAGTTAGTATTACCACTAACAGAAACATTTGTTTTAAATGTAGCGTTACCTGATACAGTTACAGTGCTATTAAATATAGCAGCACCTACAACTGTTGCTGTTCCACCTACATGTAAATTACCACCAACTGTAGCATTATTAACAGAGATGTTACCTTCAATAGATACTGTAATACCTGTTAAGTTAGACCCATCACCATAGTAAGCAGATGCACACACCTTTGCATTAGCAGCTTGCACATTAGCTCCACCAATAGTAACTGTACCACCAATAGATACATTACTTGCAATGGTAACTGTAGATAAAAAGTTTGCAGCACCACCTACTGAAAGAGAGGAAGCTAATGATACTGCACCACCAACTGTTACTGTACCGCCAAGATTTGTATTACCACTTACTGATACATCATCTTTAAATGTACCTGCACCTACTATTGTTACTGTATTATTAAGCTGTGCAGCCCCTGTAATAGTAACTGTAGATAAGAAGTTTGCTGCTCCTCCTACAGATAATGTAGAAGCAAGACTTACCGCTCCACCTACTGTTACAGTTCCACCAAGATTTGTGTTACCAGAAACAGATACATCATCCTCAAACTCTGCTTTGCCTGTCGTTATAAGTGTACCAGCCAGGGAAGTATTACTGCCTACATTAAGTGTAGACGCTAATGATGTTGCTGCTGCTACTGTAAGTGATCCATTAATATTTACATTACCACTAACAGATACTGCATCTTGGAATGTAGCTGCACCCACAACATTAAAAGGTCCAGATACAGAAACACTACCACCAGCATGTATAAATCCTACAACAGATATATTTGCAGCAGTACCTAGTTCAGCTTCTACGTTTGAAAGATTAGAACCATCACCATAATAAAATGCAGCAGTTACATTACCAACAACATTAAGATTACCTGATACAGAAACATCATCTCTAAACTTAGCAATACCGCCAATACATGCAGAAGTAGCTACATCAAGTCTACCTGATACTGATACATCATTTTTAAATTCTGTCTTAGCAGCAAATGTACCTACACCAGCAACAGAGAATGTACCACCCACACTTACATTATTTTTAAATGTTGCTGCATTTTCTACAGTAACAGTAGACTTAAATGTTGCCGCACCTACAGCCGTTACTGTGCTATTAAGTTGTGCCGCACCTGATACAGTTACCGTAGAACCAAACTGTGCAGCCCCACCTACTGACACAGCAGCTTGAAGATGTGTGTCTCCTATTATTGTAGCTGTGCTAGATACCTGAAGAGTGCCACCAACTACAGCATTACTTACTGAGATATTACCAGCTACTGCTGCTGTTACTCCTGAGATATTAGAACCATCTCCATAGAAAGCAGAAGCACATACTCGTTGATCTGAATGTATGTTTCCAGTAGCAGAAACTACACCAGCAATATTTAAAGTATCGTTTACCTTTACAATACTAGATGCAATTTCAAGCGCACTTTTAGCACCATCTCCAGTTTGTATTGGTTTAAGACCTGCTTCTACTCCAGTATTTGAAACAGAACTACTTACAAGAACTATATTCTTATAAGTACGTGATATAAGTTTTCCAGTTAAATCTGTCATATTAATTGCCAATACTCATCTGTTGCGTTATAAATTGTTCCAGCTTGATCCCATGTTAAGTTACGTCCACCCGTATCTGGTCTTGGATTTAGAATAGCTGGATCGTCTTTTACATTTGCTACTCTGTTCTGAGGATGGTTTTTTAAATCATACTGTCCTTCAAAGTCTTGTGGGCATACTAACATGCCATAACTATTTAGTCTCATTACCCTATGAGGATAAACAAAACCACATTCATCACATACGGCTAATGCATTTTTTTGCGTAGCCATTAATTATAAAATGTTATTCTAGGTAGTATATAGATGCTAGAAGTTTCTCTGTCTTCTAACAATGCCCTATTTAACATTTCCTCATAATTAGTTTTTAACAATGCAATTCTATCTGCTTGAACAAGAGGACGTTTAAGTGACATATAATATGCCAGTCCCATCGTAAGACATGGCAGAAACCTTTTAGGTAGGTCTGCATTTTGAATAGCAGATTTATTTACATCTTGTAATTCTTTAACAAGTTCTAACTTAATAACATCTGTAGAGTTTTCTGGTAGAGGCCATACAGAAAGAACAGGATTATCCCTGCCCCGTCTAATAGAATATTGATTTGGTTTACCTGTTTGTGTCTTATTAGGAATAAGCATAAACTCTTCAGGTGTTATCCTGGTTAGTTTTACATCTGTATTGTCCCTACTAATAACAACCTCAAGAGCATTAATTGTGCTACTATCAAGGCTATAGGAAGTCGTAGAGGCTACCACTGTAACTGCTGTAGTACTAGTAGACCAGAGAAGCACACCCCTGTTCTGCCAGTCTTTAAGCATTAGATTAATAGAACGACGAGCAGACTCAGGCTCATGACCTAGTGTACTTTCACCACCAATCATTTCAGAAGCCTCTTGGATAACCTGATCTATATCAAGGTTAAAATCATATGTGCCTGAAACTGCCATTACTTCTTAGTCCTTCTTTTACGAACAGTTTTCTTTTTACGTGCTATGGTTCTTACCATTGTTGGCTTACCACCTACACCTTGAGGCTTTGCTCTCTTTCGTGCAACAGCACTTTTTCTTTGTGCAGCCGTCATTGACTTAGCTTTAGCTCGTGGAACACACTTAGGATATTTACGCTTACTTCCTTTTGCAGACTTACGCCCACAGGCTTGGAACTTGCCCTTTTTCTTGGGCGCACCTATGTCTACCCAATCTCCTTTTGGACCTTTCCCAAACCATTCTTTTAGGCTCATCTATATGTTCCACCACGTTTCTTGTAAGTACGTACTAACCATGCATTGGCATATGCACTAGGATATACATCAAACTTACGTTTAGCTTCTGCT